CCCGGGGCGCAAACCCCCGGACCCCCCCCCCTACTCCCCTACTCAGCTAGAGCAGTCATTCGGACCGTGGCAGAGAGTGCCCTTCCAGGCCTCGCCTTCTTCCCGCAGTGAGACATTCCCGTGCTCGCTGACTCGCGACTGAGGCTGAGCAGTCGTGATCCTCCATTCAAGTCCGTCACTGTGCTTGCTGACTGGACGATTGAGCCATGCCTTGATTCGGTTCATCAGATGACCCTTACCTTTCCCAGGTTGTTGCGCTCTGCGCGGCCTTGTCCGAGTTCCACGAACTCATGAATCTTTGGAAGCACATCCGACTCCCACTCACTGAGTGCCACGTACGGGTCTGAGTAGCCCGAGAGAGCCCGGACTAGCGCAGTGGCTTGCTCGATACCGTTGTTTACTCCCCTGCCACTGTGAGGCCGTACAGGCTCCAATGCGTCCCCCACGATTGCGGCATAGCCATGACCCGTAGGCCAGAATGCCTTAGTCGGGTACTCGACATCGTTCATGGGCACTGCCATGATGGCGCGCGTGTTCTGGACTGACTTAGCCGCCCACTCCGGAAGGAATCGACGCGCCACACTGCACATGATGTAGTGCGCGTAAGGCGTCATGTTGCCTGGAAGCATGAACGCCAGTTCTTCCGGTCCCTTACCGTCATTCATTGCCACGTACTCATCACGCGACAGTGTGTGGTAGAGAGTCCAGTCGGAGTTACCCGCGTGCAATCCCTGGGTGATCCGCTCTGTGGCGGAGTAGAGAATGCCGTTCGTGTCGTCTCGGTACCTCTCGAATCCCAAGACGTCATGACCCGCATTGAGTCGCTCTGTCGGGTAAAGGCCGCGCCACACGAGATAGCCCGCATATTCCAGCGTGCGACTCGGAGCGAACTGAGTGCGTCCCGTTGACTTACGGCCATCTGCGAAGATGACCAAGTCGAATTCGGCCGTTCCCCCATTCGCGAAGTGGAGCGCGTTGCCGATGACCTTAGTCACCTTGTGCCCGTAGATGACGGGGGTACGACTCGTCACTGCCTGGTGGAAGATGTCCCATGCAGTGGACTCCCCCGGATACATCGTGTGATCGCGCTCGCCAGTGACAACTGTGTCATTCACGTCGTAAGTGAAGACGTCCTTTGCCGAGTAGGCCACCACTTCGGAAGTCGGAATGCCCTCTGCATTGAGAACGTCAAGGTTCCATTCCCGGATGCCGATGACTCCGCCGGACTGCGGACGCGTGGCCTTAGCAGCCTCAAAGACATTGACGTTACGGAAGCCCGCGTTACGGAGCATTACCGCAGTGAGGGGGCCAATGAGGCTTCCCCCGACGATTGCGATTCGGGCATTGCGGTTCATGAGTTCGCCTTTCGATTGGTAAAGCAGGGGGAGTTACCGAGTGGTGTGGTAGTACGTGAAACGCTGGGCACTGTCGTACGACTGGTGACGGCGCATCATCACAACCGTCCGAGTCAGGTTCTCCGTCTGAGTGGTAACGGTCCACCAGGAGTTAACCCAGAATCGAACGCGAGTGATGCAGTCCACAGGGAACGGGATAACGTAGCCATCCCACATTCCGGCATCTATTTCGTCAAGAAGTTGCTGCCACCGTGCGAGGCTTCCGCAACCCTCAACCCATTCCGAGTAGAGAGCGGAGCGGATGGCTTTCCTTGTCATGTCCATGAGTTCGCCTTTCGAGTAGGACATTGGCCGTACTGACCGAAAGCCGCTCACTCACTCCCCCGAGATGAATGAGCGGCAAACCGCTAGAACGGAATGCGTCCAGTGCGCCGGTAGTAGGCCGCGCGGTCACGTCCTTCTCGCCACTTGGCGATTGAGTAGGCCAGACTCCCGACCATGAGGGGAGTGAGCAGGATTGCGAGGATCACGGGATTCGCCTTTCGTTGTGATCGATTAGAACGGACCGTGCAAAGGACGGTCGTTGTACTGCGTCTTGGGACTGGTGAACGTGTCCAGGTGGGGAAGGGAGTCAGACGCGTCCCTGTCTTCCTGCCAGTCGGAGTAGTCCGCGCGGTTCTCGTCATCGATAGCGTCTTGAAGTGCCTTGCGCTCTTTGCCGATGGACTCCACATCCATCTGGACGAGCTTGTTCCACAGTTCCTCAGCACGCTCCGCCTCACTCGCGAAGTAGTGACCGGTGTCCGGGTCATCCTTGAATTGGATGGCGTTGGAGCGCATGGCTTCCATGTAGGTACGCGTGGCGACTCGGAGAGTCATCATTTCATCGGGAGTGAAGTCACTCATTGGGGGATCCTTTCATTGGAGCGGAGTTGGCCGAATAGCCACAAGGTGAGCCCCGTAGGGCCCCCTTGAAGTGATTCGATCAGGATGCCGCAACCCACATGGCGTAGATCGTTCTCTCGTCAGTGCTCCACTGACTCATGAGGGCATCTGCCTCTTGAATGGTGCGGGTACTGACTGTGGTGACTTGCTCTAGCCACGCCTTGAGGGGATCCATGAGACATCCGCCTTTCTATCTAGGTCTACGAGCATTTCAGCCGCCACCAGGTGGTAGCAGCGTCCGAAGTTGAGATAGCCCTTACAGGTACAGGACCGTTCGTCTGTGTCCACCATGTAAGTGTTCGTGCCATCGGATGACACGATAAGGAAGATGCCGGAGCGACTACCGGCGACGATCGCCTGTGTCTCGATAAGCTCGAATGCCTTTGTAACGATTGCCGGGCGCTTGTCACTGGCGAACAAGTCCAGTGTCGGAGTGGGGGAACTCATGATTCGCCTTTCGTTGTAGTTGCCTTACTAGTGAGAGTGACGAGACTTGCACTCACTGACTGACTACGTTCCCTACTCAGTGGCCGTGATGGCTTGTTGCTAGGGATAACGACTCAGTCACTCTCATCCACTGAGTACTACTCAGTTCAACCGATGCCCTTGAGTAGGGAGGGATGAGTTAGTCCCTTACTCGGTTGTCTTGCCGTCTCTAGTGTCTGGTTCTCAAGCTTGCCGGGTTTGGAGGACTATGCGGATCTTACGATCCCTACGTACCGGGGCGGAGTGACTAGAGCCCGTATGAAGTTGTCTATTGCCAAGTTCCCTTAGTGGGAGTGACGAGTCAAGGACTCCCGTTACTATCGTTATCAAGCCGTGACCTGATCAGTTACTCACTGCGGTCGGTCTCCCCTGGGTAAGAGTAAGGCCGCTTGAGTAGGAGTAGTCCTAGAAAGTGCCTCTGAGCATGGGAAACCCCGCGCAGATCGCGCTAGAGTGGTTGTACCTGGGAAGCCCTTGAGGCCCTTAGGGACGATCTGAGGGCCTTCCAGCTACATCTACGGACAGTGACCAAAGTCGTGAGACTCACCCAGGGAATAATGTGACAACGACAATCGTTCTCGGGTACAGTCCCCAGGACAGACCAAGAACAAGAGGAGTACGACAGTGACTGAGACAGTCGAAACCCCCGTTACGCCCGTTATCGATCTTGACGCGTTCGCCAGTGCTGGCAGTGACCAGTTCGTCACCACTGTTTGGCCGCAGATCAAAGCACAGCTTGATCAGATGACTACGGCAGTGGATGACCTCAAGCGCTTCACACCCCCCGGCATTGCCGAGGTCTACGCGTTCATGAAGACAGAGGCAGGGGCGGCTGATCCGACGATCAAGGCCGCCACTGACCACATCGAAGAGATGGAAGCTACGTTGCTCGCACTCCGAGAGAAGAGGAATGCGCGCGCGGTCGAACTCATGGCACCTGAGACTCTCCCTGCCGAGAAGCTCACTGAGATGAGGAATGCATTCCAGACTCAGAAGACTTCCGTCACTGGGCAGATCGATGCGGCTAAGACCTATGCCGGGATCATGGGCAAGACCGAACTACTCGCTGCGTTTGAAGCGATCAAGGTCCCTGGCTTTGTCCGGGGTCTGGGTGCCACTACTCCGACTGGTGGCAATCCCGAGAATGCCGCTATCCGCGAGTGGGCTGCAAAGCAGGTTCCCGTGATCGTCGTCGGTACTAAGGGAAAGATTCCTGAGGATGTAGTCGCCAAGTACCGCGCGGCGCACACTTCCTAAGGACACTAAGGGGGAGTGACTCGTCTGAGTCACTCCCCCTTATTCGCATCCCCTAAAGGAGTAGACACATGAAACTAACAATGAAGCTCCCAGAAGGTTGGCATGACTTGTCTCTTGAAGACAGGTTGAAGTCACTACTCGAAACAGTTGGGCTACCGATAAGCGACGAACAAGCCAAGCGCGCTATTGAGGGAATGGAAGACACATGAAACTAGCGGAACGCATTCGGCTACTCGGACTAGTAATAGACGAACTCAATAGCTATCTAAGAGAACTACAGGAGTACGACGCTAAGTCTTTCCCGGAAGGTGTCACCCGTACTGATGACGCGCTACTAGTCGATTTCGGTTACTACCTGATAAGGCCGGAAAAGTGAAGTCATTTAAGATCACTGCGTATGTCACCATGAATGACTACCAGACTAAAGAACGTGTCAGGGATGCCGCAGTAAAGGGATTGCGGGGATCCGTATCCAGTGACATCAGCTATCTCAGTGTGGATGTCGAACTACTAGAAGAGGGAAGTTCATGAAGATTAAGCAACTGATTGAACTGGCTAAGACTTTCCCGCCTGAAATGGACATTGCTTTCTGGGATGTCTATGGGAAAGAAAGCGGCTACTCACTAGACAAGACACTCAACATGGAAGTGCACGAGTACCCGAATGGCTTCACTGAAGTAAGGGCCTCAGTAGAAGAGGACTACACATAGTGACGATCAGCTACCCTGGGTGAGATCATGCCTCTGACCTGCGGAAACGTCGGGGTTGACAGATGCTAGATGATCTGCTCTCATCAGAATATGAAAACCGTTTCCAAACGGCTAGTAGGAAAGGCGAGTAAGTAAGTGGCTGGTAACAGTGGTAAGGGCAGTGGCAAGATTCCCGCTAGGGCGCACAACCCTAAGCGCATTGCCAATAGGGCGGCATCCTACAAGCGTGGCCAAGAGCGTAAGGCCGAAAGGCGGCTAGCTCAGAGCAAGCGAGAGCGCGCCAACAAAGCTCTACAGCTAGAGGGGAAGCTCACTAAGTGGGAGTCCATCACAGCCACTCAGCATGACCTGCGGAACAAGCTCTACAACGTGGGCACTGCGAGCTATGTCATGAGTGCGCCGGTAGTTAAGCTCGCTAAGGGGCAGATGAATCCGGGACGCTCTGTCAGTATCAGCACTACTCGCGACAATAAGAGGAACGTCACGGGTTGGGCGTACACATGTCACAACTGCCGTACGCACAAGATGTATCTCGACAAGCACTTTCATGACTCCTATGGAAGTGCTGTTACAGAAGGCGAAAGGCATATGTGCGCACCTCAGTCTTGGACTAGTCCTTACAAGGAACTAGTTCACTAAAGCTCTGCGCGTGACTTGGTCGGGGGGCTAGTCACAAGCGGAGATCGGGAGCCCCTAGTCAATCAACGGGGGCTAGGGGCTCCCCTAGGAGCGGCTAGGTGCTTTGTGGATAAGGTCATAAAGAAAATCTCCATGTGTGGTATCTCGCTAGTAACACTGTAGTAAAAGGGCTCTCTCCAGGGTCCTTTGGCACACTCCACAAATAAGGTTCAACTCCTTACGTTCCACTTGAGGCACGGGCATTTAGAGACGACAAAAGGACTGACCTCCTACAAATCGTCTGCCAATCAGTAAGTGCTTTACGTGGTTACCGGCCTTATCCGGATAGGGAACTACGGTACACATGTGTAGTACTACAGGTCTACTGACTGGAAAGCGCTTATGCGCCCCGTGCTTCATGAACTTCCGATAGCCAATCGGAATGCAGTAAGCACCAATGCAATGCAGTGACTCGGTATCTCAGGTGGGTTATCAGTGGGAACCTTGCTTGACCTTGGAAGTCATACACGTCCCGATGGCGCGTATGGGTACCGAGTCACTGCGTCGTATCCCCCGGATCGAAAGGCGAATAGATCTAATGGCGCTTAAGAAATGCCCGTACTGCGGACATGAAGAGGATGACGGTAAGGTGTTCCGGCTAGCGATCTATGTAGGTGACGTTCGACTCGCAATCATTCCAGCGGGCACGGCCACCTTTGCAGAGATCAAAGCCATAGTAAAAGCTACCCCCGGTAGTTACCTCATGGAAGAGGTCTTGAATGCGAACGGACGGATCTCGCATTCAAGACAAGTAGCAGAATCACTCATGGTCTATACAACTGACGGAAAGCTGAAAGAGAGAATCTAATGGTACGCGACATAGAGCAAGTCAGGATGGAACGTGATGCTGCTCTAGTCGCTGCTGAGTCCCTAAACGAAACACGACAAATTGCAATTACTGAACATCGGGCTTCTGACGATTCAGTCAGTGGCTACGAGTCGCGTAAACGTCTTGAGAGAATTTGGGAGCTCAGGCGTCTAGCAAAGGAGCAGTCAGAGCTAGCGCATGACCTAGATGAAGAACTCCGTCGAATCACCCAGGGTGTTAAGGCCAGAGCGATACTCGATGCAGAGGGGGAGATGCTTGACGTCATTACCCGTAATGCACCGTGGCGACAGTTCGCGTTTCCTCATCAGATTGAGGGGGCTAAGCAATTGGCTATTGCAAAGCGTGGCATCCTGGGTGATAAGCGCGGACTAGGTAAAACGCTTACTTCCATCATCTGGCTAGACATGTTGCGGGTTAAGAAGACGATCATCTTTACCAGCAAAGAAGCCAGTACAGCATTCCGTAAGCAGATGCCTCGCTGGGCACCTCATAGGCCACTATTCGATCTGACGTCTAAGGGTAGTGCCGAGCGTAACGCCGTGCTTCAAGCGCTCCATTTTGTAGATGAGTGGACGATCTTGATTAACTTTGAGGCATGGCGACACGATTGGACCCTCATACAGAAGCTTGTGAGCCTCTCTGCGCAGGCTGTCATCATTGATGAGGCGCACGGTATCAAGGAACCTAAGACAAGCGCTTACAGGGGCGTACAGAGCGTTGTGTACCCATCTGACATACCGGCGCTCTGCTCTGTGAAGCACGTGCTACCGATGTCCGGAACTCTGTTCCTCAACTACCCGGATGAACTGTGGCCACTGATTCATCTAGTAGATAGGAATGATCTGTCTTGGTACTCCATTAAGGCATTTCGGGCAGAGTACCTAGTACAGGGGCGTAGTAGCCGCTGGGTATTCGATAAGCAAAGGGATAGCAAAGCGAAGTTGCTTGACACCCTGGGTATTCGATTCGTTCAAAGGGACAGATCTGATACCGGGGTAGAGATCCCTCCGCAGGAAATCGTTACTCATGACATTGAGTTCGACGCCGATAGCTACTCAAGGCAATACAAGGCTTATCGAGATCTAGAGACTAAGTCAGCAATGCTGATGTCTGGCATGACTGACTCACAGGTAATGGGTGTTGAGGGTCTAGCCCTTCTCACTCGTCTCCGTCAAATGATCACGTGGCCTCAAGGTATTGAACTCAAAGATCCGGAAACAAGACAGACGCTCTTTAAGTGTGACATCAATGAGTCAGTGAAAATCGATTTTGCAGAGACACTCATTAAGCGCATTGTGAATCAAGAGGGTGACAGAGTTGTCCTATTCAGCCAGTTCAGAGCCCCCCTCAGAGAGCTTCAAACACGTCTACAACGGAGTGGAATTCAGGCTGTTGTATTGGACGGTAGTACGGGACCTGAGACACGGGAGGCAATCAAGCGGGACTTTGACGGAGCAGTCACCGCTAGAGGTAATGGGCGTTGGTCAGTTGTCCTCGCTAATTATAAGGTGGCTGGACAGTCATTGGACTTCACAGCCGCTCAGCAGATGGTCATTCTTGACAGAGAATGGAATCCGGGCAGACATGACCAAGCTTACGGCCGAATTGACCGTATCGGACAAACATCAAACACAACAGTTCACATTCTCAATACGCCCGGAACAGTAGATGACACTATGACAGAGATCAATGACGCAAAGGCAGACGAGTACGGGCTATTTGAAGGTGCCATTAAGTCAGCATCCGATTATTTGAAAGGCAAGTAATGCCTTGGCACATTGGACCACAAAGGGAAAGGCTTCCGGCTACAGGAGACGCACTAGCGCTTAAGTGGCATAGCATTGTAAAAGCAGAAGCAGCGGACTCGCAGACTAGATGGCGACTCGATGCGTACATTACAAGTGTGAATGCGCCTGTGACTATTGCTGACACCTTTATTGATGAATGGCTACAGGGGCTATGGCAAGTTCACGGGACATAGATACTGCCAGTACATACGATGAAAGAATGAAGCAAAAGCCAATAGGCGAGACACACGCTGTTGACGGCATTTACATTCAATACGCAAAGGATACTGAAAGAATTGACGATCAACGGCGGGCAACCCTGGAAGTACTCAAGTACTACCGGAATACTCTCCTAGTCCCTACTAACCGGCGACTCATCCCCAATGCAAAAGATCTTAAGATGCTCATTGAAGCACTCGGATTGGAAGACATTGACTAAAGAAGAATTCGAGTGTCTTCTAAATGAGGTCCTACTAGAAGTGAGAGAAGAAATGCTAGAGCATTGGAGCAAGTGCCATGCCAGATAACGTGAGCTATCTAGTAGAGAACGGCATCATTGCCAACGACAAGCCACTAAGGGCGCTTAAAGCGGGTATGCACTTCTGGGTAATCAAGGGAATGTGGCATTCGGAAGACCCTGAAAGCGTCATCACCCAGGGTGCCATCGTTCTCAATGATGAGACGGTAGTGCGCATTGATGGTCCTGCCTGTCTCTTCTGTGATCTGGACTACGACAGAGACGTTGTGAGGCTACTAGGCCAGTGTCCGGGAGTTCAGCCCTAGTGAAGTGGACAGGAAATGAAACCCCTGAACCCGAATGCTGTGATTTTCCCATGCAAGTGCAAGAGTATGACAAAGATTCAGATACATATCTGTACCTCTGTCAAGTAACACCTTCCCATTATGCCCACTACAAAGATGATGAGGAGGTCTGGAAATGATGTGTCCATTCTGTAATCCTCCAGCCGAAGTAGCAGACGGCTCATACGCAATTCACCTCAAGTACGCACACCCGAATAGATAAGGAGTTCGTCATGGGTACAAAGGTTCAGGAGTACGCAAAGGGAATCGTCGGGAGTATCGGCGCGGTAGCCGTCACTCTTCTCTCCCTGGGTGATCAGTTCTGCGGGACCGTATGGCCTGCCGTTACCGGTGTCCTCACTGCCATTCTCGTTGTGTCAGTGCCGAACAAGCCTAAGGCGTAATCGTATGTGTCATGGTAAAGCTCCGTCTGCGTGTCCTAATCAGTGTCCTCATGGTGTTCCTTGCCATGCCCCTTGCAGTAGCTGTAACTGCTAATGGTCGTTGTTAGTTGCGACGATTGTACTGTCGGTAGATGCAGGCACAGAATTTGCTGCAAATACGCCAATACGTGTCAGGATTGTAAGAAGCATGGCACCTGGAAGAAAGAGGAAAAGAAGTAGTGGGTAATGGCAATGGGCAAAGCAAGTGTGGCACTTGTGGAGCGGACATCAGTTCAGGTAATGAATGCGATGACTGCCGTAAGGCGAGAGAGAGATTGGAAAGGGACCTCTAATGGCATGTAGTGACCACATGGGACTGAATGGCGCTCACTGTGCCCTATGTGCTAAGGACTATTGTCTCAACTGTCAGGCATCGGAGCACAATCACTAATGTCTACAGCCATCATTACGCTAGCAATCTTTATTGTCGGTTGGTTTATTGGTGGCTGGCTATTTAATAACAAGTAACACAAACCCGGCAAACAAAGGGAAATGCACGTGATCGAACACGGCAACTCAGTAGCAACCAACAAAGATGGAACGATCAAAGCATCGTTCATTATCGTTGGCCCTGCTCTAGCCGAACAAGTACTAGGCACGTACCGAGAGAACTACCGGAAGTTCCGTCCCTCTTATGCAGAGGGACTAGCGCGCGACATGCGTAATGGCTTCTGGCTTCCGGGATCGAAGATCTCTTTCATTAAGAATGATGAGGGAGAGGATGAGATCGCAGATGGACAGCACAGATTTGCTTCTCTCATTGAGAGCGGAACTGAGCAAGAGTTTCTTGTTGTCACTGGCCTACCCAAGGAGTCATACAATGTGGAAGATACCAACCTTCCCCGTAACTATGGCGACCTGCTTAGGCACAGAGGCTATTCGGGCAACATCCGTCCTGCTCTAGTGAAGCTCATTCACAAGGTAGAAAATGGTCCGGGAATCGACACGACAAAGCGATTCACGAACAATGAGCTAGACATCACGCATGACAAGTACGTAGACACAATCAGCCGCGCCGTGTCTATGGCAGCAACCTCTAAGCGTAAGTGGCTTACAGAAACTCTGACTGCTTATGCTTGGTGGTCTCTGTCGGAAATCGACAGGGAAAGGGCCTACACATTCCTGATTTCAGTATTTGAAGGTGAGAACCTTCGGCAGGGAATGCCCGCTTACAGCTTGCGTGAACGTCTGCAAGCGGAGTGGGAAGGGAAGAATGTTCTTCCACGCATCGAGTATATGAACTTGATTTACGATGCTTGGAATTACTACGTCCTAGGCCACTACGTGAGTAAGCGTCTGCGCGCGTACGTCACTCTCAAAGAGGACAACGTCGCTGGGCTCAGAACTCCCCTCAAGTTTGCGGAGACTACCCCTGTAGATCCCAATGACTATGTGGAAAAAGTGCTAGATGAGATCACAGGTATGGAAAGGAAAGGCGAATAATGGCTATCGGTATGCCGGTACGTATCGATCACTGCCCCATTACACCGGAGTGCAGTAAGAGGCTTGTCTACATTAACGTTCCTCTTGAGGATGTTACGGCAGAGAATGTCTTCGCGATCAATGCACACCTAGAGCTTGTCCCGCATGTGTGCACCGTCATGAATGCATCGGACAAGCCTGAGTATGTCTACCTCGGAGAGTGGAAGAACAGCCGCACTAAGAGGACTCGCTATATGGGTCCTTTCAGGACACGTGCGCAAGCTGAGAAGCCTCCGAAGGATGACAAGCTTGATCCCACTCGTAGAGGCTCCTTTACGACTGAGTGGACACTAGTCAAGACTCACGTGTGCAAGCCCGTATGGAAGCCCGCACCGTAAGCCATAGTACCCTCTGTGCGTGTCTTGGCGGCGCACAGAGGGCCTCGCACTGTGTCAGTGGGACAGACTACCCGGTTGCGCATCGGGAGTCTCTAGTTCGATCCTAGGGAGTGCGGCGTGATCATCAGTAACAGTGAGGTAGAGACATTCCAGAAGTGCCAACGGAAGCATTGGTACGCATACGGATTGAATCTCGCACCAAGGGAGAAATCACTACCTTTGAGATCTGGCATTCTTGGTCACTCGGTATTGGAAAAGTATTACAGAGCCAAGAGAGCGGAACTCACTCATGACGAATGTATCCAGGAGGGAATGTCTGTACTAGCCGCTTACATGCTGCATCCTGATATTGAGGTATACAGCATTGTCCTTACTCGCTTCCTTGAGTATGCAGAATTCTATAAGCACGAACCATTCCGGGTACTAGATGTTGAAGGTACGTATTCGACTCCGCTAGACAACGGGATTGAGTACGCGCTTACGCTAGACCTACTCGTTGAGTACATAGACGGAACTTATAAAGGGCAGCAAGTACTGATCGATCACAAGTGGACTTCTGATTTCTGGTCTGCGAATGCTATTGACATGCTGCCTCAAATTCCTAAGTATCTACACACACTAAGGAGACTAGGAAGCACAGCTGAATTCGGAATCATCAATCAGGTCCGCTATCGGAAAATGAAAGAGCCGACACCAGACAAGATCTTTCGACGTTCACGTGTGACACCTACTAAAGCGCGCGTCGCTAACATCGTGCGCATTCAAGAGAAGGTGACACACATAATCCGGCAACGGAAACTATTCCCGGATCTCTGGGAGTCGGAAGCAGTACAGACGATCTATCGGCAGCAATGCGATAACTGTTTCTTCCAAGTGCCTTGCCAGATTGAACTAGACGGAAGAGACCCTAAGCCAACACTAGACGCGATGTTTGAACAGAACACCTACGGCTATGACGAGAACAGACTAAGGCGAGACATTGGCGACTAAGAAAGAATGCGACCGATGCGGTAAGCAATGGGACATGGAGGCCATTTACGAAACATGCTCTGTTTCAGTAGTGCTACCTCAATGGAAGAACGCCCCATATAACCTGGAATGGGACGAAAAGACTAGACTTGAAAAGGCCTACGAATTGTGTCAAGACTGTGCAAGAACTGTAGTAGTCCTACTTGTGTCTAAGGACAACATTGTCAAGTCCACTTGAGGAAACGCTAGCTAAGTACGGAAGTCCCGCATCTGTCCGAGATAGGTCGCCATGGTGGAAAGCTCTCTACTACGGTGATTACAAGGTCGGAAAGACGGTAACCGTAGCTCACTGCGCAAAGCGTCCTTTGCTCTTTGCCATTGACAACGGCTGGACTTCCCTTAAGGACTGGCCAGACCTAGGGCATGTAGAGGTAATTGAGTGTCAGGGCCTCAAGCATTACGACACATTCGTTACCGCACTAGTGAGAGATCTGCCCCTTTATCGGGAATTCGATCACGTCCTACTAGATCCATGGTCAAAGCTAGTAGACACATACATCGATCACCTACAGGACAATGCAGTCCCAAGCACAGCAGACGCAAGAATCCAATGGAGTAGGAAACCCGGCGCGCCCGACCCTGACTTTTCACCGTTCACTACTGCCGGTATGGGCGACTATATGGCAGTACGTGATCACTTCCGTAAGACCATCTATCCACTAATGCGAGTCCAAAAGCATGTGTCGCTTATTGCACATCTTAGGGAACCTAGCTTTCTGGATAAGGTAAAGACTCTCCGAAGTTCCGTCCCTGGTAAGACGCATGAAATGGTCGCTAGGGAAGTAGACTTCATTGGCCTTGTGGAAGCAGAGGGAGACAATAGAACGGTTTCATTTCAAGCGAATTCGAAACAAGACGCAGGATCACGATTCCGAGAAATACACGGAAAAACAATCAAAGCAGAAGACTTGCCTAAGCTATACACGCGATGGGCACCCAGGGAGAATGCATAATGAGTGACGAAGAATTCGACAGCTTTAGCGATGACCTCGGAGACGTAATCCCCGATGCTCTCGTTACGGACACCTACCTCTGTAATCTTGAGGAGGTCAAGCGTATTGAAGCAAAGGACAAGGTTAAGTACAACGTCTTTGAGTGGGAGGTTATCCAAGAGGGTGTTTATGAAGGCGAGACATTCTCTGAGATGTACCGTCACGCGACACTCGCCGAATACTCCATTGCTGACAAGAAAGAGCAGCGTGAAATCAGGGAAGCACGGCGCAAGTTCCAAGCGCGTCTTATCTCCTTGGGTGTTCCTGAGAATGAGATGGGAACTGTGAAGCCCTCTAGTCTTGTTGGTCTCAAGGCTCATGTCACAGTCAATGTCAAGCCTCGCACTAAGGGACCTGGATTCTCTATCTGGGTACAGGGTGTAGAGGTTGCGGATCTCTCAAAGGAGACAACAGAACTCACCTTCTAGAGTTGTGGCACACAGGGGTTGTAGTCGTTTGAGTGAGGACAAACAGACTCCCTCTGTACGGCTCTGAGAAGGTGACTGAGACTCGCCGGTAATTTCCGGGGGGTAATCCCGGCGAGTCTCTCCCCCTGCCTCTGAATCGACCCCACAGAGGCAGGGGGATACCCCCTAACTAACTAAGGAATAGGCAATGACGCTTGATCTTATTTGTGGTAAATGGGGCGCTCCGACGTTTCAAGGATGCACTTGTCCTAAAGGAATTGAGTAATGCCTGCTAAATACTGCGGTTCTACTCAAACTCATAGTGCGCATTCATTCCTATTCGGTAATGGAACATACAACTGTCCCGGTTATACGTCAGGAGAATAATGATCGGATACTGCGGAGCTATCTATTTCCATGGGCCACATGATGACTGCCCCGGATATATGGCGGAAGGCTAATGGCAGAGTCTAAGTATTGTGGCAACAGCTATAGCCACGGTGCACATACGTATCTGCTAGGCGGGGTCTATTACGATTGCCCCGGATCAGCAGAAGGCGCTAACTAGAGCTGACCTACAGAATGACACCGCCAGAAAGACATTCTGTAGGTCTTAGTGGGGACCGGTTCTCACTTCCCCGTGCCCGGAACCGGTCCCCTCTTTTCACGATAAGGATTAACAGAATGGCTAAGCACACTCATAACACACAGGGACATTGTTCGTGCGGCGCGACTTACTGTACTGATTGTGGACATAGCTGTGATGTGAGCGGACGCTAATGAGTTCCTACCCTGGGTGAATAGCAGAGTACGTGAACGCTCTTTAGGAGTTAATCGCCTTTCGCCTAAAGCAGCGAACCGAAAACTGTTCACCCAGGGTAGGTCAAATCAGCTTACAGAAGCATGGTGATACAGGAGATCTGTATACAGCGATAGCAACTGGCGCGCATGAAACACTTCTGTAAGCTGCAATGCGGGATAGTTTAACGGTAGAACACAAGCCTCATTCGCTTGAAGATGTCAGTTCGAATCTGACTCCCGCCACTAATCCCTACTCTTTCAAGGGAGAAAGAGCTATGTACGATCTGTACTACCTAGGCACTCTGCTACATCACTTCTCAGAGAAAGATTTCCCTTCCTATTACAGGGAGATTGAGCACCTATTTACTGATGCTCACTGGGAAGAACTGTTTAATGTGTTCGTAAGCCAAGAATTCGTGTTCATCAGGGACATTGACCACAAAGTTCTATTCACTCTAATTAAGGACTGACAGTGTGTGTTCCGGCCGATAGCAAATGTAAGAAGTGCGGGACTACATGGTGTTCTAAGCACGAAACTCATAGCTGCGCTTAAGGAGATCGATGCTAACTAGAGTAGTTATGGTCTACATAAAAAATGAGAGACTACAGACAACTATCCGTATGATTAACACTACTGATCTTCCTGAATTGGAAGAATTCTTTGAAGATCTAGCAGCTATTTAGGGGAAGTAATGGGAGACCTTTGCCCGCACGGTATTCCTTGGACCTATGACTGTGATGACTGTGGGAGATAGTGAAAACAGAGTCTGAATATCTCGCAGACATTGGCAACATGCGACACGCCTATAAAGGTGCCGTAGTACTGGACATTGAAGGAAACACAAAAGATGTCAGAGCAGACCCCGAATCACGGACACTCGGACTTTCCTATTCCTACAGACTTGATTCCTCAGATGGACCTAAGACTAGTGGTTATCTCCCCTTCCATCACGCGTACGGAAATCTGCCAATCTCTTTTCTGGACATCCTTCGGGACATCCTACAGCGCTACCGACTTCACACGATTTATCACAACGCAAAGTATGACCTAGTAGGACTTAAGAACAATCTCGGAATTGATCTACTCGGTACGGAGTTCTATTGCACCCTACTTATGGGGCATTTCGTCAATGAGAACATGATTGATAAATCTCTTGACGCTATGTCCCGTAGGTACGGGGGTAAGCCTAAGAATAAGACAGAGGCTTTCAGTAAGATTGCTAAGGCATTCGGTTATGAGTTCATCCCAACCGACATGATGTCTGAGTACTCCACTAACGACTCTGAGATTACTGATGACTTGTTCTGGAAGCTACTACCCGACTTCAACTCACAAGGCTTTCAAGAACTGTGGGAAGTTGAGCGCGACTGGATACGCTTTCTAATACAGATTGAAGCGGCCGGTATCAGTATTGATGAGGAACTCTGCGAGTCAGAGATCAAAGTCGGTACAGAGGAAATGGAAAAAGTCTCTGAGGAAATTGGAGGCAATCCGGCATCGCCTAAGTTCCTAGAGCAACTGCTTACCTCCCTGGGTATTCCGGTTAAGAAGACTGCAAAAGGTAATCCCTCTTTTAACAAAGAGGCGATGAAAGAATACGAGATCGCGCTAGAGGCTCAACAGAATCCTCTAGCTCAGCTAGTCCTTAAGTTCAGGGGTTGGCAGAAGACAGTCAGCACGAATTACAAGGCGTACCTAAGACTGCTTAGCCCTGATAGAAGACTCCGACCGAACTACAAAATTCACGGGACAGTTACTAGCCGTCTCTCTTGTGAAGATCCGAACCTACAGAACATTCCTCGCATCAGTCTTCACCGTTGGAACGGGCGTCTCAAGAAAGCATTCATTGCACGTCGCGGATACACACTCTGGGAGTTCGACTATTCCAACTTGGAACTACGTATTGCAGCCGTTTACTCAGGTGATGAGACGCTGCTTACTACGTTCCTACTAGGGCTTAAGCCGTTTGACGTTATGGCACAGAAACTAGGGTGGCCTAGACATGACTGCAAAACATTCACCTATACAGTCTTGTATGGTGGCGGTAATGACAGAGTGGCTACGGTGTTTCGAACCGGTATCAGCAGAGCTAAGCAGATGCGCGCGGAATTCTTCGCTGCTTATCCTGGCCTACAAAGATTCAGCAGAGAGGCAGCAAACAGAGCAGAGACGCGCGGATACGTAAAGCTCTGGACCGGACGCAAGCGACATTTCGAATGGCCAGAGTCCGAAGGATACAAGGCGATGAATAGTATCTTTCAAGGTGGCGGTGCCGAGATCGTCAAGCGTAAGGGAATTGAAATCGGCAAAGCTATCGACTGGGATGAGTGCAAGGTCCTTCTACAGGTTCACGACTCGTATGTCTTTGAGATTAAGGATGGTACAGAGTCTCATTGGCATCCGATCATCCAAGACATTATGGAATCAGTAGGGGACTTGTCTCCGTTCTTCCGTAAGATCCCATTCCCTGTAGGCATTAAGAAGTGGGGAGAGGAATGATTATTACAGGTAAAGGTGGCGGTATATTCGGTAAAGGTATGCATAAGTTCATTCTAGATGACCTAGAGCTAGGTGAACGCGTGGCTATGTACCTTGATCATGAGCAATGTTGGGGTTCTGTTATCGCCCTAGACTTTCTTACAATGGAGATTCCAGAATGACAACAGCACTAAAGGCCATCACTACTGAGACCGATCTATTCGCCTCTAGTACGGGTAAGAAGCTCTATACCGTCAACATCTACAATACGGATGATGCACTCACCCAGGGAAAATGGGCAGAGTTTCAGAAGGATGTACGGATCATTGTCTGTAATGAAGAGACGACTTTGATTCATGGGAATTGGTATACGTCCGGGGCATTGAACTACCAATCAATGTCTATCAGCTTCAATCTCACTGGTGAATTCCCCGAGATGGCCGTTCGTCTTATCAAGGGCTGTCTCACTGGACTCTCAGAAGAATATGAGGGCTGCACAATCCAGTGGACAGAAGCAGAAGTAAGTTACCTCTGAACATCGGAGCGTTATGTATGGAGCAACGAAAGCGCTTAACCATTACTGGACACTCTATGAGCACCATTGCAAGCGTCATACTTGCGTGATGTGTGAGTGGGACAGTTTCGCTAACCCGACGTTCTTCATGTGCGCATACGGTAAGACACTAGTACAGCTATACAACAAGACTCTAGACAAGGTATGGAATGAGCGAACCTACTACACATCAGGGGCATACCCGCTGGGTGACTTCTGGGCATCGGACTCCGACGGATCAGAATTGGCATATGAGTTTCGATCCTGGCGAGAGCACGGGATGGGCCTCTTTCGATCAATCGGGAAAGCTTACCGGGTCTGGCATCCTCAAAGATGGGCTATATGGAGTAAGCGACTTTCTCTGTGGCCTGGTAAATCCGCCAAGAGTGATGATCGTAGAAACCTACCGGATCAAGAACTTTCAGCATGAACACAACATGTCAAAAGTTCCCACCATCCGAGTAATCGGAGTGCTTGAGAACTACGCCTATATGAATACAGTCACATGGCATGAGCAGGAGTCGAATGCTAAGGACTCCGGTATTAAGTGGGCAGGATTCGAGAAGCCTAAGGGGCATATGCCGGATGACTATTCCGCTATTGGTCACGGAGTCTACTGGCTTCACAAGCACGGACTATGGAAAATTGAACTATGATCCGCACAACTGGCGTAAGCCTTAAAGAATAGTGAGTCTCGTCTTAATGTCTTCACCCTGGGTGATAGAAGAACTGCGTGCACATCCTAATAGAATCATCGGATTGCAAGTGCTAGGTCTACTATCTTTTACACTTACTTTTGTCCTGAACATGCCTGCTAGTAGCTATACGACGTTCGTCTATCCTTCTGCATCACCCAGGGTGACCTCATTTACGCCTAACAAGTCAGTCGGGAGTAGGCAAGTTGGAGTGAGTAAGCGAGTTATGGGGAAGCTCTCAGAGGCAGCAGGAGGGACGGCACCCGTCCCCCTTCCTAGGAGACCCGTCCCGTCTGCGAGCCCCGTAGCGTCCCCCTCAGGGCCGTCTGAGACGCCTGCTGCCCCGAGCGTCGCGCCGTCTGAGCCCCCAGCGCCGTCCCAGACCCCTAGCGATCTTGGTCCCCCGAGTAATGAGCCTCACTCTAGCGGTGAACCTGTTCCTACTACTTCTAAGCCCGCTATGTCAGTTGTTCCTATACCTACTAAATAGGTGAGTCGCTATGCCTAGTGAGGGTTCAAAGCAAAGAACCAAGTATGCATCTGAGCAATCAGAGGATACGGAATGGATGCTCAGGGCCGCCTGTAGGGGGACGCCTATGGTAGACGGCCATTCAATCTTCTTTCCAAAGATTGTGAAGTCACCAGGTAGACCACGAGAAGGAAACCATGATGAAGCGCCGAATGCGATTTATTATCAGGAAGCTATTGCTTTGTGCAGTAGATGTGCTGTCATTTATGACTGCAAAAAGGAGTATACACGTGAGCCTATTCCACGGGATGGTATGTACTTCGGTAAGACACCAACACAACGGGTACGACTCCAATCAAAAATACGGAAATCAGATTGAATAAGCCGTTTGACTACTCGAAATATGAAGTGATCCCCACTACTTACAATAAAATTGAATTCAGAAGTCGTCTTGAGGCACGATGGGCGCTGTTCTTTAACAGCATTGACTACGAATACCGCTATGAATTCAAGACTTTTAAAGGCCCTGACTTCCCTTACACGCCTGATTTCTGGCTAAAGATAAATGACAAGTTTCTCATCATTGAAATTAAGCCGTCTGGCTATGTCAGTACAGAAGAAGACAGGACTAAATGGCGATGGATGCACGACAAACTACAAGAAAATGCAGCCACGGAAGGCGAATTTGTCGTCATTTATGGGATGCCTTACCTGGGTAGAAGTTACGGTTACTGGGGAAAGACGCGAATCCTTAATCATATCACTAAAAAATTCGCTTTTAACTGGTGGCGTCAAGCAATGCCAGAAGAACTAGCCGTAACTAAGTGGCGAGAAGAATACAGAAAGGCAGCAAAACATGTTTTCAAAGACGATTAAGACTGGCCTAGTGCTATGCATGGCACTTCTGCATCTACACTCACCTATTTCACCAGCGCATCTAGCACAGCTAAAAGCCGAACTGCGTTTGGGGGAAGCTCTTGCACTGGTCAAGAAATGATATCGTCAGAGCAACTATCATCCTTACTCTTCTCATCATTGCCGGATCAGTTGTCATCGCCGGTATTTCCCTGCTACTGATAGGTAGTATTGCCTAATGGCTCCAAAGCTGAAAGCCTGCCCTAGTTGTGGGCACTTCACCTGCACTTTTAGAGATTGTGGTTGTACTAATTGTAAGACTGCTAGCCAGGTAGAAGACGTTTAGACATAGAAAAAGCCCCGTACCAATTAGGTACGGGGCTTTTTGCTGTCCTTACTTAGGACTGGGAAGAGCTAGCTGTAGATCAGAAACTTTCTTCTCTAGCTCAGTAACGCGCTTATACATCTCCCTAAGCGCGTTCTCAGGAATCCAGGTCGGGTTAGTCCCTGACGGATTGTCATCTAGAGCCCGCAGCCTGTCTTGCTTCCACACAGCATCAAACAATTCCTCTTTAGTCATGTCCAGTCCTCCATCTAGCCGGTTAGCAATTTCCGGAATGATTTCGTTCTTATACTGAGAGAGCCGTACACTACCGGGGCAATCATGATCATTTAGATTCCAGGCGTGAAACTGTGCATGGTATCCGAATCCGTGACCATCAATTGAAGTAATAAGTTTTGCCGGATTGCCGGTTTGCTTACACCACCAGACGCCCAACTGAATGATGGCCTCTACTTGCTTAGAGGACCAGGGCACGCCATCTTTAGCGCCGTCTGAGGTTTCTACAGAAGTCGCATAGGCATTACCGGCAAACTGAGCATCCGCTTGACGATCGATTGACTGCCATTGAAGCACTGCGCCGTCTAGGTCAGGACGATCAAAGTTACCGCCGATACCGAAATGCGACTCGGTACCTCCGTAGCCATTCACGCGGAACGTGGCATCAGTGCCCATGAGGTAGCCGGACATTGTGTGGATAATAAATACCCTGGGTGTCCCGATAGAGGGTTCATCATTCGTAGCACCCAGGGGTCTCCATGCCGCTTTACTGTAACGAGTTTCCATGGTAGTGACCGCCATTAGCTATGTGATCATCGAGCTTACTTGTATTTTCTTGGATGCTGTGATTGATATCTACCAAGTTTGACACGATTTCATTTTGCAGGAATTTCTTAATAGGCTTCACCAATGCGAAATGAAAGAAGGCAAAGATAGACAATAGAGAACCACAGAATACCGCCACAATTTGAACGCCATTTACTAGCTGTTGTACTGTAATGGCATCCATTAAGCTATCCGCTGGTAATAGATAGTGCTATCCGCTTGAAGTGTAGCCGTTCCTGCCGCTACAGCAGCAAATTGGAGTTGCACGTTACCGGCAGTACTACCTACATCCAAATCAATAAATTCCTGATGCAAAGAAAATGCGCTAGCTACAGCATTAGGGCCGCCGGACTGAATATCAGTAGCCAAGCTCCGTCTAAGGATCTGAACATTAGTGTCAATGTTCGTTGTAGTTCCTAGAGCCTGAGAGATTGCATTTCGTCCCATTGTCGCGCCCGCTGGACATGACCAGTTGAATTTAGCATCTGTGGCTGTAGGTGCGTCGTAAGCAATAAAAGCCATGATGATATAAGACGCATTAGCTTCTACAGGGAATACAAGGCTCGTAGCAAGTGCCAACGTAGTCGTAGCGTTAGTCTGTGATCCGCCTGAGTTAGTTACAAATTCCATCTTCCCTGCATTGAGCAGAGCAGCAGTAACTCTCTGTCCAGCCAAGAATGTCGGATATGGCAAGTTCCCTCCTTACAGAGAAAGAATCATTGGCTGTGATAGACGAACGTCTGTCCCTGCCGTTTGGGCTTTGACTACGCCATTCACTGATCTAGTTACAGTGAATGTCTGTCCCTCCCACGGGGTAAACGAAATGCTGTCATAGAAGACTGCGGTTCCGGCAGGAGGATTGCTACCCAGGGTAGGGCCGAATATTGCGAGAGCCGCGCCTGCGGGAGCAGTGGCAGTAAATGTGCGCTGTAGCCATACAGAAACGCCAGTAGTTGAGCCCGCTCCTGCTGATGTCGTGATGTAAGAGCCATCTGCTGTTAGCCAGTCAATAGCAATGTTGGCATCTGCATACCCTGCTACACAGAAAGACCAGAATTGTAGTGTGTAGCTATTTCCAGGCGTTACGAATGCCTGGGTGACATTTCTAAAGAATGCCTGAGCAGGAGCACCCGTTACTGTCATAAGGCCAGAGAAGTTACCAATGCGTCTCTGAGCACTGCTCTGTGCAATTGTGCAGCTGCTACCTGACCAACCAGTTCCGGTAAGTTCGAAGTCGCCATCTGATTCTGCAATAGAGGCAACCGTCATCACTTCCCCACCAACAAGGATATCGAAAGGGAATTCAGCAGGATCAGGAGTCCAGCGCGGACCTGACGTAATAGACACGACTACAGTCGTATTAGTAGAGCTTAGTGGTGACCTAAGAACTGAGCCTGATGTGTCAGCGCGTCCAAGTGTCGTGCTATTAAGCAATCCGACATGGTAAGGAGACTCCGGAGCACCATTGAAACTAAGCTGATGTTCGAATTGATCGATAGCCTCTGTGTACGCCTGAGCTATCACATTAATGTCAGTACCACCCTCATGAACAGGCTGACCAGTAATGAGAATTCGGTCACCAATACCCAGGGTGAGAGCAGCCGCAGTAAGATCGTAGCTATTAACAAACGTATTTCTTTGCAGATGAATGTCAATAGCAGGGTAACGCGGTTCGTCTACGGTCCCTAGGCGAAGTCTCCATGCGACTTGGTCGGCTAGCTGAGAATCAGTATTAATGTTGATTGTGTCGGAGATATCGTATAGCCCTACACCACTGGGTGGGGGAAGTACTGACAAGGTACCTGTAGTCTGAATTATCCTTGCTGATGCACCATTAAGACGGTGCATTTCAATGTCATTTTTAGTCTGCTGATCGTCGTCTACAGGGGTAGCCGGACTAAGAAGATCATTAGTCGTGTATGACATTGTGAGCTTAGGACTCTGATTATAGAGGCTAGGTAGCGTTCTATAGCCAATTCCCAGTTGGTCTCTAGTCTCAAAGAGCAACCCCATGTCTGCCTTAGCGCAGTCATTAAGAAGGTTAATTAGAGTGTCAATATTCTGAACTCCGAGAGTTGTGTTGTTACCCCCCGGATCAGTTCCCGCGAAGCTAATACTCTCTTCATTGCAGAGTCTAGAAATTCTAGTGAATGCCGATTCACCCTTATGCCCATCTAGCAAGGATTGCAGACCTAGATCCGGTACAAAGTCAGTCTGAAACCAAACATGCCCAACTGAGATGCCAGAACAATTAGAATCCGGAGTCACAGAAACGGTCTTAACTCGCCCTACATGCGCACCTGAGATAATGGAAAGCGTATTTGTAGTGGCAGTTCCGTCATCATAAAAGACTTCAAGACCAGAGATCAGATCTGTAATAGCATTGTCTCGCATAATTACAGAGACAATGACGTCTTTACCATTAAGAGCGGAGGTAGTGAGGTCTGTAGGCACGTCAATCTGGACACCTGCTGTGTCGTAAGCCACTAGACGCAAAGATCCGGCCGACGTAGTGAGATAAATAACGTCAATCCTAGACGTTGATCCTGTAGTAGCCATTCTAAAGAGAACTGCGCCGTTAGTTGTACCACCAGAAGGCACATTGAGAAGGAATCTAGCCCTGATAAAAGGGCCAATGCCATTTACATCAGCCGCATCTAGGGTATAGGTAGGGACTATACCTGTAAAAGCCCCAACACCCAGGGTAGGAATAGAGTCCGATGCTGCAAATCCGCTATAAGAGGCAGGGCTCACACTGCCCGTAATGACCATTGGGAGTCCGCCAGAGATGGCAGAACCGAATGACGTAGCTCCGCTAGCGTCCTCACAAGGCCAGTAAGCCTTAATATGGTCGATAGTTTCGCGTGTAATAGTGCGATACATGCTAGATCTAAGCGGTTTTGCACCCTGGTTAAGACGCCTGAGAACACCAGACGCCTCTACTGGCACCCATACATCAGTATCCGACGTGTCCCATTGAACAGGCCACGCTACGATCTCACCATAAATTCGATACCGAGTAGTGCCCACTTGCTCAACACTGACTCTACACAGAGTATTGCGACCAATCTTTCCGTAAAATGGAGAGGCAGGGTTACGGGGTGAGTACTTGCCATCTCGGTTATTCAAAGAGAATTTGCAAGTACTTCTTTGAAGCTGTGAGGCTTCATCACTACGGCCACCAGTAATTGCTACACGGGAGGCGTAACGAACGTCGGGACTAATATTCACCCAGGATTCATTAACAAAGATCTCTACCTTAAGTCCCGTACTAGTCGTTGACGTAGGGGCAGAACCACTCTGATAACCGTAAAATCCGCCGTACTTGCCAGATCTTTTTTGCCATGCGTCAACTCTAGCCGCAATCCCCATAACCCCTACCCCCCTTACTTATTCGTCCCAACAAATCCAGCAACGCATGTCTACGCCACCAGTGGGAGTAGTTGCGCGAATCCTGAGAAACTTAGACACAGCCAGAATAGGGCGTTCATCCGGCATGAACTGATATGTATATGTCAGAGGCGACTCGCCAGACACAGAGCTGAGGGACACAGCATCAAAAACTCTAGATGCAGCTGTAGTGCCCTCAGCTGTCCCTGTGAAGCCTGTGTTAGCCACACCTAGGGTGAGTAGCGAGGCAGGGGCGTTAGGGTCTAGGGACTGCACTCCGGCCGCTACGTGAGCCGTCACGGTCGCGGCTACGTCTGTCTGTAGGAGTTCAATAACGGAGTCACCACCAGGCGGATCGTCAAGAGTGAATCCCCACGAAATGACCTGCAATTCGCGCGTGCTCGGAGTGCTCAATTGGAGCATTGTCTTAATCGTTGTGCCAGTGTTCACAGAGCCTAGAGCCGCTGTCGTTGGCATTACTGCGTTGTAACTCTTATAGCGATGCAAAACTACTCCTTAACTCAGTGCCGCTTGCACACTATTGGGTCCGCCACCGGCAACCGAGCGAATTACGCCTCTTAGAGGGTCGAACATAGCCGAAGCAAGCGTTTTGCCATCTACGATCAGATTCACTTGAATTGGCTGATTACTGCCACCTGAGCTAGACGCCCTACGGCGAGAGTCCCCAGCACTCATGACAGAGCTTCCATACGGCAGATTAAGCAATTCAGGGCCTTGTTCCCCTACCCAGGTCATCCCACCGGCAATACCGCCAGAAGCCTTACCCTTGTGCTTAGAGAGGTTACTGAGAGCCTTGGCAATTTTCTCAGCGAACTTATCAGCCGCTTTATCCATCGCTCGCTGGAAACCGGCCTCTTGCTTCTCTAGCCCCTTAACTCCGAATAGAGCCTCTGATGTATTGGTGCCAACCTGTCCAGCCGCCTTATTAATCTGGCTCTGAATAGAGTTGACGCTCTTAAGCATCTGAGGATCCATTGTCATAAAGTCTTGGGCTAGTTGAAGTCCCGCTTCCGGTCCTGCCTCTGCAATCTGCTGAATAAGATTCTTTGACAAACCTCTTCTAGCAAGAGACTTAAGTGCAGATGCAAAGGCTCTAAGACTCGCAAGCCTTCCTTCAAGATTAATCTTGATACCTACTGCGGTATTTGCACCACCCAGGTTAGTAAGTGATGCCCAATCAGTAGCCGTTTTAGCGATTCCCTGAGCAAAAGCTTTAGCATCAGCTATCTTTTTGGCGACTGCGTCCCTCTTAGCAGCCAACTTTTCTAGCGCTGCGAGGTTCTTTTTAGCATATGCGACCAAAGAATCTTCTTCTGCACCATTAAATTTCTGCTTAATGATCGAAATAACCGCATTAAACTTAGTTTTAATGTGCGAAATCTGCTCATCAATTGAGTCTATGAATTGCTTGAGAGCAACCGCTGCGACTTTTCCGTAGTAGGCAGGAGGGGGCTTAGGCTTCTTATGACTAAGTGCAGAGATTCTTTGTGAATCACCGGCACTATGCACCGTTGATCCGGGTGCCAGATTGACTAGTTCTGGGCCTTGTTCCCCTACCCAGGTCATGCCGTTACGCGGTCCGCCTTCTGACGCATGTCCGACGATACCGCCAGAAGCCTTTGTAGCCATCGCAGCGTCGGCCGTACCGTGAACTACGCTCACAGTGATGGTCTTGTCGTGAAGAGCCGCTAGAGCCGCTCTCACAGACCAGATACCCGACATAGCCTGTTGAGTGTAAGACGAAACGTGAATATCCTTCTTACCGGGTACTGCATTTACTGCGTGAGCGAGTAGGCCATACTGATCAGCCAATGCTGCTGCTGCTGCTCTACTCCTACCAGCACCTACAGCGGCATTAATAAAGGCTGCCCTAGCCCTATTCATAGCCACACTAGAGTCTTGACCAGCCGCTGTCATCTTATCGCCCATTCTTAGGGCAGAAGATGCAATGTTATTAAGGGCCGTTGCGTTAGCTCTACCAGCCGCAGTATGGATATCAAGAGTCTTACCATTATGCTTAATAGCAGCGCTAGCAGCATCAATTGCTGTTTCAAAGCTGATTTGCGTTCCACTAAGCTCTAGAGCAGCGTTAGCGGCCTCTTTAAGCTTATCTGTAAATTCGCCAACCTTTGTAGAAGCAAAATCAGCCCCAGTGGCAAAGTCACCCATTGACGCAGATGCTGCATCCGTTGCTCCTGTCATATTGGGCATAAGGCCGCCCAAATTATCTATCCATTTAACGACATTAAGAGCAGCGCCACCTACACCTTCCGCTGTGTTAATGAGCTTGTCAGTAGCACTCTGAGCACCATCACCCATACGCCCAAATGAGGCATCCAACATGTCATTAGCATTACCTGTAGCAATAAGAGCACCAATTAGAGCGCCCAATGCAATTACTACCGCACCAATTGGCGTTACATTAATCAGGGCAATAGAACCAGCCGTAAATGCCGAAGCTACACCAAATGCACGCATAGCTACTGCTGCGCCTGCCAATGTAGGCACTAGCCAATCTAGAGCGCCCTGGGGAATAGCAGCAACCATCCCAGCAAGTGCCTCTACCACAGTAAGCGCTATAGCAGAGAACGGAGCGAAAGCACTCCCTAGTTTCATTGCTGTTTGAGCTAGATCCTCTAGCATGCCAACGACACCAGGAATTTTGTCTTCAACACTCGCCATCCAAGTGTTGAAACCAGTACTTCCCTTAAGACTTTGTCCCCAGTCTTTAAACTTAGCGGTAATACTTTCTAGCCCACCTGTTAGCTGCACTGAAAAGGGGGCAAAAGCTTGAAGAATGCCAGCAAGTCCCCCACCAATGTTACCCAGGGAATGAAGGAAGTCAGGAAGCGTCCTTTGAGCCGCTACATTCATATCAAGCATGAATGATTTGAAGCCGTTACCCTTAACACCCTTGCCGAGACTGTCCATCATGCTAGTAAATGCGCCAGATGCGGTCTGTACTAGGGGTGTAAGGGCAGGAAGTAGCCCTCTAATTGTGTTAAGACCCTTAGTAAAGATAGGCATTGTCGTTGGGGCTAGAGAATTAGACCACTTCTGAAAGGAGTCCTTTAGCTTGGCAAAGGCTACGGCAGTATCAGCAGTAGCCTTTGGCATGTGTCCTAGGGACTGATTATAAGCGTCCTGAGCGTCTTTAGCAGCGAAATTGGCGCTTTTAGCCTTACTCAGAGCAGCTGTGTACTCCTTACCGCCCTTAGCTGCCAGTGCATGGGCGTCCGCATTCATGCGAGCGGCTTTATCCTGAGCTGTGAGAACCTTTGTGTATGCCTCTGACGCCTTCTTGACTGAAGTAAGTTGAGGCATAGCTGCCGCACCGAATGCCGCAGTAGCAAGACCAGCACTAGCAAATGCTGCCGCAGTAGCACCCGCACCCGCAATAATGGGACCGAATAGCTGAGGGGCAGCTGCTATCGCCATTTGCCCCATGTTTTTAAGAGCTTTACCGAGACTCTCATTCATCTCTTTAAAAGCTTTATCCGCCTCATTCCTAGCACGGACAGTAATATCAACGGTATTAGGCATTAGTACACCTCCCCCTCATCTATTGGCGAACCAAGCTTAATGATTTCCAGATAGCGCAAAAGCTCTGAATCTTCCGCTTTTATCTCACTGGGTAGCTTATGGAATCGCTCACAGAGGCCGATGATGAATTCGGCCTCTGTGAGCGCCCATGGCTTAGTTACAGGACTTCCATCGGGATCGATACCTCCTGGGACGGCCCCCCAGAGGGCGAGTCTTTTCCCAATTCCTTGTCAACTCCCGTTACTGCCGTAACCCATGCGTCGATAAGTTCCTGCACAAACGGAAGATCTAGGGACTCGATACCTTCTACAGTAGTCGGTACCTTTACCCCATCCTCATCTTCCAAATTCCACTCAATGAGTGAATTGGCGAACGTAATGATCATGTATTTAGTGGCTTCAACATCAGATTTAGCTCTGTTCTCAAAGAGACTTAGAGTTTCGCCTGTATTTTGACCTCTAATACTGACCACAAGTCCGTCAAAATCAGGAAATGTGAGGTTAAAAACTGTTCGCTGTCGCCGGTAACCAGCCATTACTAATCCTTAAGCCCACGTAGGGACAACGCCATTCTGGAGAACACCAGGGGCAGACCATACAAGCGAACCATCTGTAGCTCGGTTGAGTGAATAATCAGTGTAGAGCACCTCAGGAGCAAGCGTGTTAGCTCCGACAGTACCCGTGATGGTGATAGTGGTAGTGCGGTTTACTGACGTTGACGGAACTGTCTTGAATACTGCGTGAGCCTGTGATGCAGAGTCGTTGAAGACACCGTTAAGCGTGATAGAGAAGTCGGCCAGAAGTAGAAGCCTCTCCATTGCCGACTTGTCAACGCCGGTAACGTCCTGGACTCCCCTGGGTGTGGAAAACTGCCAGTTAGTAATGTCATTACGGATATCCTTGACGGTACCGGCGGAATCGTCCACTGATAGAGCCGTCTGCGCCATTCCAGTAGTCTTTGCCATGACTTAGCCCCTTTCTAGGGTAGTTTTGACCTTATCCTGATGTTCTTGGAAGTCCTCAACCCAGAACTCAGGCTTAGTATGAGTGACTGGTGGAGTCTTCAAAGGATCACCCCTAAAGTCACCACCCTGCACTCTAAAGATAGCGGGTAGCTCATTACGATAAACGTGCTGAGCAAAACACGTCTGACCAGGCTTAAAGATAAATTCAGTAAGTCCGGCCGGTGTTTTTGACTCGGTAAAGCTGCGTCCTGAGCTTCTACGAATGTAATGAGCTTGCTTCTGACCTAGTGCAGTAGTCTCATCAATAAGAGACGACCAACCTTTAGCATAAGCCCCACATTCAACGTCTTCACATGAGGCAGGCCCGAAATGAGTTGAATGCGGAGAGATGATTCGATACGTCTTATACGCATGTGCAGGCATATTAGGCGTAAGCCTAAAGGACTGTTGTGTCATTAGAAGGCCGTCACTGCCTCATTTTTCACGAACATTACTGCGAATGTACATTGAGAGAAGGTACCCGTAGTAATTGCTCGGACATATTGACGCACAGTGCTACCGGCCGCACCTTGCAGTCTCTGAGTAGTACGTCCAGTAGCCGCAGTGAATGCCGAACCTGTGAAGCCCGCAAAGATAGCATTATCTGCGGAATCCTGTAGCGTCACAGTGCAAGAAGTGCCCGTGAATGAGAAGACCTGTAGATAAGCCTGCCATCCGAATACAGAAGAGGCTAGGAAGTCGACACCAGTCGCAGGGCTAGTAGCTGTAGTGTCCGAACGCTTTCCTGCTGTGAGCTGAGTGCCCCATTCCAAGCCGAATTGATTGCCTACGGCCTGTACTTGGAAAGTGAGCATTGTGTCAGTCGCACGAGTAGGGTCATAGTTCGCCTGCTTAGCATTCAAACAGGCGGCCTGATTACCAATGGTAGTTCCGCGCGCGTAGTAGAGAACTGTATCCGCTGTAGGCAGAAGCTTTAGTACAGCCGTAGCATGACCTACAGAGTCATTCATATACGAGACGAATTCCATTGCTCCGTCTTTGAGGCCGCCAGTTCGCTCAAATGCGGACTCTGTAATATCCGTCATATCAAGCGGAGCGGGACCCCCACCAATACGCGACAGAGAATTGATGTCTCCGGACAGATCAAATCCGTCTACATAGAAGTTGTCACCCATACCACCGGACTTAGACATGTGCCACCCCCTTACCTACTTTAGAAATCTCCGCCACCTACGCCACTATCAAGAGTATGGATAATGGTGTCTATCATCATGTAAAACCATACATCGAATACGATGATGTGCAATACGATAACCACCAGACAGAATGCAATTAGCCATCCCTGGAATCTAATTGCGTCAACATCTGATTCTAGCTTTGTCACGGGGCCTGAGTCCAAGCGTCATTAACGATAAGAGGGATAGTAAGGGTGACAACGCGGAACATCGTATTGTCCTGATTGATGTAACCGGCTTGTGCCATGAGATGAGTACCCGATTCCCCTAGCAAATCGACATTACGAATCTTGTCACCTAGGGTGAAGTCACCTGAATACTTATTCATCAAAACATCAACCGCAGAGGTCATGTTCGGATCAATGGCATCTTGTGGGTACTGCGTCATCTTGGTAAAGAGGCGTGCATTAAAGATGAGCAAAGCGCTTGTGGCAGTGAGGCCAGATGCGAGCGCATAAGGCTCTACTCGATCTAGCCAAATAGCCATTGTGAGGCCACTACGGGGCGCGCTTTTAGGCTCATGCGTATTGATCTGATCGAATAGACCAGTTGTTTCCGCATCGCTCACAAGCTCATTGAGAATACCTGTGATGTTCATTAGCGCATCCTGGGTAGATATTTCTGTAGAACCCTCTCCGCAATTCTCGGAGTCGCTCTATCAAGCTTGTTTCTTGCCTTGCGCATCTCGTGATATCCCTTAAAGCGAGTCACAGGAGAGTTACGTGATCCTGTTCCTTCAAGCCATGGCCCATAGACAATGCCACCATCATGCACAATATTAAGATCACCTTGTCTAGTGATCTTAATATTCGATACGTAGTACCCCGTGTTTACTTTGATAGATCTATCTAGTCCGGCAACCCACATCTGTTGCCCCTGCTGAGCAATCTCTAGTGAGACATCCCTAGTGAAGTCCTTAGCAGCTTGCCTAGCCATTCCGTTGAATACAGGACCGGATCTAGAGACTCGGATAAGGAACATTAGATTGCACTGATCCTTGCCTGGCGACCATAAGCCGACTCTGCATCGCTCTGGATAGCAGCAATACCCCTACCCGTGAACTCCTGAGCATTATCACCTTGACCGGACATACGCGCATAGCCACTACTACGTTGCAATAGCGTATTGAGTGCGAGTGCCACAGTGAACTCTGTGATCAGGGCGGGCACCTCATGGCGCGTCACGGTCGCAGCGTCCGCGTGAGAGGCTCCCGACGTCCCCAGGGCCGCACGTGAGACCGTCAACGTGCGGGGCGCGAAGATGTCGGCGTTCGCAGCGTGCGAGGCCAGGACAGAGCCGTCTGAGGCTCGCTGGACCGTGATGATCAAGCCCGCCACATCCACTACTAGCATTCTCTCGGAGTCAATCAGAATAGTCTCTCCGACTAGAGGAATGCTTGTAAGCGTGCTCGCAGTAATCGAGACATCGGCCATAGAGGCAGTAAGGGAGTCCGCAGCATCAATATTGACACCGGTATCCTTCATTGCTTTATCAGTGACTAGCATTCTCTCGGAGTCAATCTTAATGATACTACCGACACCAATAATGCCCGAATCCGAAACGGCAATACTCGTAACAGAAGCATTAATTGCACCTACCAAAACTCCAGCCGGTAGATCATTGACTGGGCATCCAATGAATACGCCTGTTACTGCGACGTCCCTTTGATGCGTACTACCCTTACCAAAGGACTCACTCTTATCAAGACGCAACTCAATACGCGTATAAGGAGGGCCATCATTAATCGGCTCTAGATAGTAGTTAGAAGCCGCAATAGCTACGCCACCACTAGTAATTGAAGTAACCGATGCGACTTCATTTTGTTCTAGGTAAAGCCTCCATGAACGCGCGTACTGGTAATTAGGCCAATCAAAGTAGCGCGTAGCATTCACGGGATAGAAGATACGATTTAGGCAACTCTCGACATTGCGTGATGCCGAATCAATAGCACTGTCTACTTCTGCGTTCTTACGGGCAGTCTCCCTAATATCAAGAGCGGCCTTAACGTTCTCACGTGTCGCGTAGAATACGCCCATTGTTCACCCCCTAGCATTGCGGGAGGGATTCGAACCCTCACCTTTCGGTTTTGGAGACCGACGCTCTACCAATTAAGCTACCGCAAACACGACAAAAGGCCGTGTTCCCCCCGGCAGAGGAACACGGCCTTTCGGAATGCAAGACAGAATCCACCACTGTCTTAACGACGTGTCCCGCATTCTTGTCTCGCATTCTGACCTAGCCCCATATAGGGACGAATTACGGGTCTATTCAGTTATGTAATGCCATTGCCATCACGCGGATATTGCCAGCCATCATAAGGACAGAAGAGAATACCTTTACCCTCAGGTCCAGTTAGTAGCGGCTCACCATCGTTAGGGCAACTTACTGGGGGACGATCCCTAGTATTTCTTCGATCGTCTGCGTCGGCTTGGAAGATTTCGACAAGCTGTCTCCAACTGATGTCTCTACCTCCTTTACTTCCGGTTCACCCAGGGAATCTAGAAAGGCTTCCGTATTTGAGTAAACAGTCGGGCCACCGTGCTTAGTAATCTTCGGCATTAGGGGCTAGGCTCCACAATCATCCACGCGAATGTTGACGTATCAGAAGCAGCCGACTTAACGCCAAATGACGTAGCCGCAATGCGAGAACTCACAAAGATTGTTCCACTGGGTGTACCGGCAGGGGCCTGGATAGTCAGAAAGATACGGCTATTGGCAGTAACAGCAGTCGTGGAAATGGTGACTTCTGTTGCGCCGTTAAGCGTACCCGTACCCATCTTGGCATTAGTGCCCTCTTTGACTGAGAGGCCTTTACCGGCATTCGCATATACAATGTTGCCAGTGATAGTCACATCACCATTGTTGGCTACTGCGAATCTCACTGCATCGGATGCTGTATTCAGTGAGATAAGCGGTCCCGCAGCCGACACAACGATAGCCGCAATGTTGGTATTTGCTGACTGCACGACAAGCACAGGAGCGGAACCCGTTTTAGCAGAGTGGATGAGATTTAGTGCAGCTTCATCCACTCTGCTATTTCTAAATAGTTCGCCCATTAGGCCGCAATCAGAGTAGCGCCGTCAGTCAGAGGTACCCAGGTAGCGAACCACGAAATCACACCGTCAGTACCGGCAGATACCGACTCAACGATTCCCGTAGTAACTACGGCGTTCATAAGAGGGTTGCCATAGCCGATGCTCAGAAGCTTCGGAGGTAGCGTGTTAGAACCCTGTGCGAACGTCAGAAGGGTACCGGCAACGGTGTCCGTAGTACCGATGTCAGTGGCTACACATAGGTCCTGAGTAGCGCCCGTGGTCGGGTGAAGCTGTAGCTTATAGGAGTTAGCGACCGTTACAGAAGTGGTCACCTTTCCCCATAGAGCCGTAATGAGGACGTCCCCACCCGCAATAGTGAATAGGGAAATGGTGGTAGCTGCGAGAGTACCCGTGCTCTTGAATACAGGAGCCGCACCAAGAATAAGGTTACGGGTCTGTGAACCCTGAATGATAACTGACATGATTACACCGCCAGTCCAGCAAGGTTTTCGGGCTTACGCTGCACCTTAAGATCAGAAAGAATGGCGATAATGCCACCAATCTTTGCCTGAGTAGCGGCACCCATGTTCAGAGAAAGGTACTTGAAGCCATCGCTAAGCTGAGTAGCGAGAACTTCAAGAACGTAAATCTCCTGAGTAGCCGCAGCAGTGTCAGTAACGGTAACGGTAGCCGCTGCGCTCTGAGAGACGCGAGTCCAAGTCTCAGCACCCGTAAGAGTGGCCGCTTCCTTCTTAAACCAGTCAGTGACAATCGCAAGGTTCTGCGACGTGCCACCAGAGAGCTTGTCACTCTCCTGTAGCGTAAACAGAAGGTCGGCACCCGCAGTACCGGCCTTTGCAACAAACACAAAAGTGCAAACTTCTGCGTTCTTCATGTTGACCAGTAGGCCAGTGTTGGCACCGCCATTGAGGTCAACAATGGAAAGAGCATTCGTAATATCGAATGTCTTTCCTAGTGCACGTGCATCGGTAGGCATACATATTCCTTTCCAGGCAGGGTTTCAATGCTGTCTGAATAAGACCAGGCTAGGGGTTTGAATGCCTAGCCTGGTCTGGCACATTAGCGTGCTTCGATCTGGACGAACGGAGAAAGCGTGGGGCCATTGTTGTGCGGAGTAATAGCGGAGTTAATCCACGGACGACCGTCAACCCGCTCAATGACCCGGAACGCAGTCAGGTCATTCTTAAACTGGAAGTGCTCAGAGCTGGAAGTCTCTAGTGACTGCCTGTCACCAATGAAGTAGTAGCTAAGGTCAACAAAGCTGATATCACCGGCCGCACCAAGTACGCCAGTCTTCTCTGTGAAGATGACAGGACGTCCTAGAATGGTCATAGGCGGACCTTCAGAGCCGTTGTTAAGCCAAATAGCCGAACCACCAACACCAACGGCTAGAGCCATCGTAGCGAGCTGAGGGAACGTATCGATGCTAGCAACCCAGACTGCATTACCCAGGGAGGTAGGCAGCATCCGAGAGTACATCTTGACAATGTTCTCCCAGACAATGGTAGATGCAAGCTGTCCGGCTTCTTTAGTTACCGAGAGAACGGCAGAGCCATTCCGATAACCGAGAGGCTGTCCAACGCCATTGCCATTGATGAATGCGTCATCCTCAAACCAAGCCATTGCCTGAGGAAACGTCTGCGAGAAATAGGCATCTGCTGCCATAGTGTCTCGCATAAGCTCATTCGGCATTTCGCAGTAGCCGGTAAGCTTGTGTGCTTCCAGCTTAATGCGCTGGAATTTAGCCTGAGCAGCAGTAAGCGTGCCACCTTCTTCTGTCCAGTAGCACACAATGCCACCAAAGACAGACGAGACATTCGACGTGCTGTCAATCGCAGGCAGTGACAGAGTCAGAGTGCTCATAGGAATGACACGCGCACGTGAACGGACTAGCGTTCCCTCAAGTGCGATCGACAGAAGCTCAGCACGGAACTCCTCAGGGATAAGGAAGCCACCATCTGAGGGAGTGGTAGAGCTGTAGGCATTCCAGAATGCGGCGGCCTTATCGCGCTTAGTGGCAAGGTCGGCACGGTTACCGAGAGAGTCACCCTTAAACCAAGTGGCCTGCATGAACTCACCAACATCTTCAAAGATGCCGTCTAGAGCCACACCAGGGGCGCGCTTGTTGTAGCCAGTGCCCTTGTTCTTACTGACAGGAGTAAAGGGATTCATCTTAAGGTCAAGGCGCTTAGGATTAAGACCCTGCTCCTTAATCCAGTCATTGAGAACGATGTCCGTCTCAGCCTTGACCTGCCTACCAAACTCCTCATGCTTAGCCTTAAAGGTCTCAGCATAGTTGTTGATAAGCTTATTGAAATCGCCCTGCTCAAATACGGCCTTAAGCTTAGCGGTATCAGCTAGCATTTCTGCAAGCTCTGCGGGCTCTGTAGGAATCGCGATAGGCATTACTCAAACACTCCCTTCATTGACTGTGCGACATTATCCCAATCAATGGGAGTGTCTTTCTGGATTGTGGGATCAGGCGCATAAAACCGTCCTGAATAGTTATACATACTCAGATCAAATGCGTCTGTAGTTGCGTCGGATTGGCCTTGGACTTCATCAGCCAATCCGACTCGCACAGCTTCATCTGCATTGAACCAAGTTTCGGCGCGCATATACTCACGCCATTTGTCGCTAGTACCACCCGCCTTATCGGCGTAGATACTAGCGATATTCGCAGAGGCATTATCTAGCTGCATTGCCTTGTGCTGCATTTCAGCAGCGTTACCAGCAACGACACTATGGCCTTCATGAATCATAAGGGTCGCGTTCTTTGCCATGATTACCTTATTACCAGCCATGGCAATAACCGAACCAATAGAAGCCGCTAGTGCATCGATGACTACTGTCACATTACCAGCATGATTCTTAAGTGCCTGGTAAATGGCAATGCCATCGAATACCTCACCACCTGGCGTATTCATGTGAACCGTAAGATCAGCACCACCCAGGGAGGCAAGATCTTTGACAAGACTTGAGGCAGTGATTCCCCAATAGCCAATCTCGTCATAGATATGCAGTGTCTGCATTCCCCCAATTTCAGCGAGGTTATACCACTTCTTATCCGCGCTATCCGCACGAACCTGGGGAATTGACCTAGCAAATCGCATTGTTACTCACCTCCTTCTAGGCTTAGGACGCTTCACAATGTGGCACCTACAGTTAGGAGGCCACGCGCACTCTTTGTAATGTTCACCATCGGGATAGTCTTCATAGGCATCGGCCTTAGTGAAGTAGAGTTTCCCGTCATTGTCTTTACAGGCTTGACAAGAACCTTCATCCACAATGGCTACGGCTTTCCAAAGCTTAAGCCGGTCAGGAATGTCATCCCATAGAAGCTCAGCGAGTAGCGCCATTGCCTCATCAGGTACCGGCACTTCTTGTCCCGGAGACTGACCAGGATTCAACTGACTCGGATCCTGTCCAGGCGGTAGCTGTCCTGGGGCCTGTACAGGAGCGGGAGGGGGAGTAGCCGCTACTGCTATATCGGGTAGGCCGACAGCTTCCAGCACCTCTGTCTTGTCGTAGCCCGCCGCTACAAGCTGTTGAGCCGCAGTAGCTCTAGCAGTCAACTCAGTAGAAGCTAGTGCTCTGTCTTCCGGCACATGGTCGTGGTAATCGAATTCAAGATTGGCAGCAGATGCGCCGAACATCGGAAGATAGTAACAGTTAAGCGCTTGCTTAATGCGCTCTAGTCTCGGAGTGATAAGCCAACGTGCAAAGGTGACCTCTGCTGCGTCTGCGTTCGCCCTGTTAACCGAGTCACTAAGACCTAGCATGTGCGAATGGATACCGAATGCTTCTCGAATTACCTCACGCGATACATTGCGCAATTCAGCGAATTGCATATCCCGCATTGAGAAGGTTCGATTAACCCACTTGCCGCGCTCAATGACTGCAACTCTATGAGCGTTCGCTACTCCCTGATGTTGCTCTCTCCAACGGCCGGTGAATTCCTGCCACTCCGGATCACCTAGCTTTGTATCAAGCTCAATGATTCCACCAGGCTCAGCACTATTCAGAAAGAAGTTACGATTCCATTCTGCGGAATAGCGAATAGCGTCCAGGTCTGTCAGAAGTGATTGAACCGGTCCCATTCCACGATAAGGGTCTAGCGGATTGGGCATCTTAAGTGCAATAACTTCATTGATTCCCAGATCAATACGTTCGCCATCGGGAGAAAGGTACACATAACCGGCTAGGTAATTCTCTGCATCGGGTACCGGCACAATGCGATCAGGTCTAATTGGCCAGATCTCAGAAGGCGGACCATTCTTAGTCAGCCGACTGAGCAACCAATAGGACTCGCCAGTCAGATCTACATGCTGCTGACTCGCCTCTACCAATGCTTGACGAGTGAAGAACGGATTAGGCTTATCCCATACTTGCAATGCAAGATGCCTGGTGACCTCGGTACGGTCCTCGTCATCGCCGCTCTTTGACTTAACAAAGAGCTTCCAATCAACCTGAGCAGTGGCATTCGATGTACGATTCACAATGCTAAAGAGGGTACCGACAGCACCCATCTGACGCATCTGTGTTTCCATATTGCCGGTGGCGTGCGTCCTACCGAATGTCCACTTGTTAGCCCATGGCGGAGCAAAAGGGACTGGCGTCTTATTACTAAGAACGGTGCCAGCAATTACCTTAGCAAGTGACTTCATTACTCACCGCCCCAAGTAACGCCAATAAGCACCCTACTAATAGACGATTGGCTAACGCCAATTACCTTAGCAATACTCATCTGAGACATCCCAAGAGAACGCATCTCAAAAATACGAGGAATGTCGTTCTTAGTAAGTCTAGCATTACGGTTATTTCTACTCTGTTGATTACCGTTAGCCCATTGACAATTCTCGGGGCTATAAGGACCATCATTGTCAATACGGTCAAGAGTCATTCCGTCAGGGCGTTCACCCATATCGTAGATAAGATTACTAAGACCCTCACGCCAATCCCCGTTATACCAGCGACTACATACCTTAATTCCGCGTCCGCCATAATGCCTATACTCAGGGACACTAGGTACATAACACCTATTAATCATATTGGCATAGGTAGAGTAAAGATAATGGCTCTTAATATTTATAGGCAGCATCTATTACTCACCTGTGAGAGCTTCAATAATGAATAGGCTGACACCTACGGCTAGAACACCCAGGGTAGTGCTGAGACGATATGCCGAGTAGTCCACAAGCCCGATGCCGGATAGCTGTAGTACGACTGTACGGACCTGAGACAGCTCAGGAAGCCTTCTCGCTGCGAGCCTAGCTAGCCGTAGCACTAGTGACTCTCTAGGC